TATCACTGAAGAAGCTTCGCATGTCGTCGGGTCCCTTTTGGTGGACAAGCCAATTCCGCGGGAAGCCGCAACCTGAAGGCGGCGGCATTATCAAGACCGCCTGGTTCAAGTCATTCGACCAGAACGCCCCGCGCCAGTGGTCCCGTGTAATTCAGATATGGGACACGGCCCAAAAGGAAAAGCAACGACACGACCGTTCGGCTTGTTTGACCATAGGATACCAGCGGAAGCCGCAACGATACTTCCTTCTTGACCTGGACGTTGCCAGGTTAAACTTCCCCGAATTGACCAGGCGGACAACGGCGAACTTCGACAAGTGGAAACCCGACCGCGTCCTGATTGAAGACAAGTCTTCGGGAATATCCCTTATTCAACAACTGAAGGTTGACAGCGGCGTTCCCATTCGGGCGGTCAAGGCCCTGGACGACAAGGTCACGCGGGCCCATACCGTGACGGGCGTTATGGAAGCGGGCATGGTCCTTCTTCCCGAACGGGCCCCCTGGTTGGCGGACTTCCTGAAGGAAATCGGCGACTTCCCGAACGGGGCCCATGACGACATTGTTGACGTCCTGGTCCACGGCCTTCGATACCTGAAGCCGCGGTTGAAGGACCTGGACACTGGCGGCGGGGTCCAGTCGGAAAAGAAGGAAAGCCGCTGGCGCGATTGACGAACGTTCGTTCGTGGACTTTCCATTGGGTCAACTTGACACTTTCGAAAAACCAGCTTAATATTACATAAAAGACGATACCGAAGGGGGTTCAAACATGGTTACAGAACAACGGCCAGGATATACCCCGCCCGACCCGAATTCCAAACGTTCACAACGCCGCCAGTCCGAAGGGCGGCGTTCCCATAATCACCAGGACGTCGGGACTGAAAAGTTTCGAACCATAATCGGGACCACGGGCTTGAAACACATGGGCGGCCGTATCCGTGAAGAATACCTGAATGCCCTGAAGTCCTGGTCCAGCGAAGTCAAGTTATACCTGGAAATGAGGGACGACCCTATTATCGGGGCCCAACTGGACGCAATCAAACTTCCCCTTCAGGCCGCGACCTTCGACGTTCAACCTTCCCCTGGCGGGTCCCCCAATGACGACGCCGCCGCGGAATGGCTTTGGGACTGTATGAACAATATGGACGGGCAAACGTGGAATTCCCACGTTGAAGACGCCCTGGAAAGCCTGGACTTCGGGTTCGCCCTGGGCGAACTGGTCCTGGACAAACGGGCCGACGGCCGCTTGTGGTTGAAGAACATTGACCCCCGCGGCCAGGAAAGCCTTGACCGTTGGGACTATGACCCAACCGAACGGGACAAGCTGGACGCCTTCATTCAACTGGACCCGAATTCGGGCGGGATATTTACCATTCCAATATCGAAATGTCTTCACTTCAAATTCCGCGGACGGAAGGGGAACCCGCAAGGCAAGTCACTTCTTCGGGCCTTGTATCGGCCTTATAAATTCGCCCGCAACCTGGAAGACCTGGAAGGAATAGGCATTGAACGCGACGTCGGCGGAATGCCAGTCGCGAAGCTAAAAGAAGGCGGTTACGAAGACAACGACATTGTCACGCTGAAGGCCGCCCTGAAGGGGCTTCGGAAGGACGAAGAAGTTTACCTTATCGAACCCGAAGGCGTGGACATTCGCGCGTATGCTGGCGGGTCGAAGATATACGACACGAACGTCGTAATTGACCGCTGGCATAAAATAATGCTAATGCGTTTCTTTTCCCAATTCCTTATCCTGGGAATGGGGAACGTCGGGACCCAGGCCCTTGTCAAAGGGTCCCATGACTTCTTCGCCCTGGCCCTTGAAGCGGTCCAGCGATACCTTCTTGAAACCTGGAACCAGCAACTTGTCCCCTATCTTTTCCGCTTCAATCAGTGGACGGGAATTTCGGGGTATCCGACAATCGTTTGGGAAAAGCCAGGCCGCGTTGACCTGGTCGCCCTGGTCAACTTTATGAATACGGCAATCGGGGCGAAGCTATTGACCCCGACCGACCTGGACGAAGACCATATCCGAAGCCTGGCGGACCTTCCCGAACTTCCCGAAGACGAACGCGGCGGCGACCGTGACGTTGAAGCCCCGCCAATGGGCGGAATATTCGACCTTCCTGGAAAGGTTGACGCGCTGGCCGACAAGGTCGGGGCCCTGGCGAAGCCCGCTGGTCCCGCCGATACGGGCGTCATGGCGCGACGGGTCAAAGCCCTGGAAGGTTCCGTCGCTGGCCTGGAAAGGGGGGCCGAATAATGCCTGGGACGATGGGATTTATAACCAAAGCAAAGCGAAGGAACCACGCCCGCTTCAAGGCCCGACCGAAAGCTGGTCAAAAGCAACGACCAGGGGGCGGGACCTGGGAAGAAAAGACCAACCGACAACAACGGAAGATTGTATCCGTCTTCGATACCTGGGTCGCCGCGCTGAAGCGTGACCTGGCAACCAGGGCGAAGAACGGGGCGACGCTTCCCGAACTTTCGACATACCTGGACGCCCAGGTTCCAAAGCTTGAAGACCGCCTGGTCGAAGTTATGACGAAGGGCGTCGAAGGCGCGGTCAAGACCGTCGCGGGGGACCGTTTCGAACTTCCCCAGGTCCGCGCGAAAGCCGAACAACTGGTCCGCGAAAACGTCGCCCTGGTCCGCGAAAACCTGGTCCCGAACATTCACGAAAAGCTATCCCTGGCCCTGGCCGCCGCAATCCCTGGCCTTGTCATTGGGGGCCTGGCCGTCGAACAACAAAAGGCCGTCGCCCTGGCAATCAGAAACGCGTCGGCCGCGACCAGGTCGGCCCCCGCCCAATATGCGGGCGGTTATTGGGTCGCCATATTTGAAACCCAAAAGACCGTCGGCGAAGTCCGCGAAGACGAACGGGCTTCCCAGGGTCTTGACGTTGAACCCGTCAAGTGGAACCTGGACCCGCGGGCCGTTCATTGCCTACCGTCGGCGGGCTTCTTCGGTTGCCCCCAACTGGCGGGCGAATACCCTGGCGGTTGGCGGACCCTGAAGACCGTCCCCGCGGGACAAGTCACTTGTCGCGGGAATTGTCGTTGTTACATGACCGTCAAGCGTGACGGCGAATGGAAAAGGGGCGTTTATGATGATTGACGGGAACGTGATATATTGCGATTGTTGCGGGTCCGAAAAGCTGGCCCAGGTCGTCGGCGATAACCTGGTTATCAAGGACCGCCGACACGGGGAAAAGCACGTCGCCATTATCAAGATTGCCGACCTTCTTGACATATTGGAAAAGAACGGCGACAATGTTCGCAAGGACCAGGCCGCGGTTACGGCCCATTAACAACCGAATATCAGGCGGCTAGACCGCCCGAAAAGTTGGCCCCGACCGACCCCGATTGACGGTTATCCGTCGCGGGGTCTTTTTTTGTTCACGGCCTGGTCGGGAAAAGGAAATGGAATGTCCGAATTGCAAATCGCGAATGAACCAAATGGACACACTATCCCGCGGAATGGGGAACCAGGCTTTCGCCGAATGCCCCGCTTGCGGGACTTTCGCGTTGTGGTCGGGCGATATATTAACGCAATCCTGGACGCCCCAGGGCGACCAGGAAGGGGGTCTTAAATGCCATTCGGACCATACGGCAACTTCGACGATTGCGTCGCGAAGAACGGCGACAAGGGAAACCCGAACGCCTTTTGCGCGTGGCTTGAACATAAGATAACGGGGGCCTGGCCTGGTCAAATGAAAGCCGACCAGTATCCCGAAGCCTTCTGGACCGCTTACGACGCGGCCTTGTCCGCGAAGAAGACGGACGCGGTCGCATACCAGGAAGCAACCACGGCGGCCGAAGCCGAAGGATACGAATTGACCCGCTTCGGTTGGGTCAAGCAATTCCAGGCCCCGAACATGAAAAGCGTTTCGGGGGTCCGCGTGTTTGGCGCGGGGACCTGGACGGATAGCGCGGGGTTCGAACGAACCTGGACGGAAGCCGACCTGGACAATATGGTCAAGGCTTTCGAAGCGGGCGTTCCCGCGGTCGCCCCTGTAAAATGCGGGCATACTTCCGACGAATTCAACCGTCGGATTGCTGAAGCCCTGGGCGTTCCCGTTGAAGTGATAACGGGGGACCACGGCCAGGGTCAAATCGCCGTCGGCCGCATAAGCGGTCTTCAGCGGAAGGGAAGCTGGAACGTGGCTTCCTTTGACAGAATCCCCGAACCTATCGCCGACTTGATTGAAGGCGGTCAATATTCGACCGTATCGGTCGAGATTGAAGACCAGGTCGGGGACTTTGGCCCCGTGATAACGGGCGTCGCCCTGCTAGGCGCGGAAGAACCAGCAGTTGAAGGGGCGACCCTGGAACGGGCCCTGGTATTCGGCGGGGCCAGGAAAGGCGCGCGGGTATGGTCGTTCAAAATGGGCGACCAGATACCGACGTCCGACCTGAAGGCCGAATTCGACGACATACGGGGCAAGCTTGCGGATATAATCAAGGGCAAGCGTGGCGCGCCTGTATTCAGGGCCTTGTTCGGAAACTTGTCCGAACTATTCGAAAAGCTGGTTGGCGGTCGTCATTCCGTTGACCTGGGGGACGGTTCCCCCGAAGTCCGCGCTGATATGGACCAGGGCAATGACGACCTGGGAAATTCTAATGAAGGGGGAAATCATCAGATGAACGAAGAACTGAAAGCAATCGCCGTCGCCCTGGGCCTGGGCGAAGAAGCGACCGTTGAAGACATAGTCGCCGCAATCAAGGCAATGTCCGAAAAGGCCGCGGGACCCGCGCCGACCGCTGAAGAAGTCGCGGCCGCCGCATTGAAGGACGCCGAACTGAAGGCCGCCGACGACGCCCTGAAAGCGTCAAAGCCTGAAGGCGAAATGGCGAAGGAATTCGCGAAAGCGACGTCCCGCATTTCGACCCTGGAAGCGACCCTGGCAAGCGAACGAAGCTTGCGCGAATGGGAAACCAGGACCGCCGCCTTTTCCGCTATCCCTGGGACCGCCCACGAACACGCCGTCAAACTGGCCGCCATTGAAGGCAAGGCTGGCAAGGAAGCCGCCGAAGACCAGTTCGCCGCCCTGGACCATGCGAACGACCTGGCCCTGGAAGCGACCAAAATCGTCGGGACCACGCGGACCAGCGGGTCAACCGACTTCGACAACGAAGTCAAGAAATACCAGGCGGACCACAAGGAAGCGACGAAGGCTGAAGCCATTGACGCCGTTTCCAAAGAACGCCCCGACCTGTATTTCGCCAGGCGCGACAATTGGGACCAGTAAACGACGGTTCCTGAATAAAATCTGAATAAGGGGGAAATCATCAAATGAACAACGAAAAGCTTATCTTCACGGATAGCCACGAAGCGGACGCAACCTTCGCCGCGAAGCAATATTATGGTTGCAAGTATTCGGCCGACAACCATGTGTCCGTCATGGCCGCCGATACCGACAAGCCCGCGGGCATTGTCACCAACAACCCCGCCAGTGGGGAAGCGGCCCAGGTCTTGAAGGTCGGCCGTTGCCCTGGCGTGGTCGCCGAAGCAATCACCTTCGGCCAGTCCGTCCGCATTGACGAAAACGGTCGGGTCGCCCTGGTTGCGCCTGGGACCGATACGACCATGTATGCGGTCGGCCAATGCGTCCAGGGGGCCGACGCGCTGGACGAAGTCGGGGTCTTCGACTTCAACTTCCCGTCCGCGGGACGCGCGGCATAAAAGGGCAAAGCCCGAACAAATACGAAAAGGGGGAAATAATCAAATGAAAAGATACTTCGGAAATCCTACCATGTCCGACGTCCACATTGACGCGGCTTTGTCCGAACTTTCAATCGCGTATAAGAACAAGTCGTTCATTGCGGACCAGGTCTTCCCGCTGGTTACAGTGGAGAAGCAAAGCGACAAATATTACGTTTGGGACAAGGGTTCCTGGTTGACCAACCAGGTCGAAATCCGAACCCCAGGCGACACATACCCCGAAGGCCGAATGAAGCTTTCGACCGACGAATACTTCGCCGACATTTATCACCTGGGTTACGCGATACCCTGGGAAAAGAAGAAGAATGCGGACAAGGCGATTGACCTTGAAAAGTCGGGCACGAACTGGCTGGCACATCAGTTCGCCTTGAACCGCGAAGTCAATATCGCCGCCGACGTCTTCGATACGGGTATATGGGACACGAACCCGACCGTCGGGGCCGACTTCGTCGCCTGGGACGACTTCGACAATTCCGACCCGCCCGACGACATTGACACTTATCGCGACACCGTCCTTCAGGAAACGGGCGTCCTTCCGAATACCCTGGTTATCGGGAAGCAAGTCCTTTCGAAGCTTCGCCGACACCCGCTTTTGCTTGATATGTTCAAATACACGGGCAAAGGCATTCTAACCGAAGCCCAGGTCGCGGAAGCCCTGGACATTGAACGTCTTCTGGTCGGTTCCGCCGTCCAGCGGACCAGCAACGAAGGCGCGGCCGCCGCGGTCCAGGCTTTCGTATGGGGCAAGGGGGCCCTTTTGCTATACGTCCCCGCGTCCCCCGCCCTGGAAGAACCCGCCGCGGGATATACCTTCGTTTGGGACCTGGACGGAAGCGGCTTCACAACCGCGATAATTCCGACCGTCCAGGAAGACCGCGACCGCGACTTCCTGAAGGGGAAACACGCCTTCGACTACAAGGTAACGGGAACCGACCTGGGCGTCTTCTTCGACGCCGTAATAAGCTAACAACGGAACCTTATCGGCGGGCCTGGGGATAGCCTGGGCCCGACCGAAATCGAATAATCGAAAAGGGGGAATAATCAAATGACAGTTCGTTGGAGAGGACGACACGTTTTCGACACGATACACGCCGACAATTACGAAGGCATGGGCGGCGTTCTTCAGAACCCAGGGACCGACTTCTTCGTTTCCGCGAACCGCGGGGACAACAACAAGTCGGGGTTATCCTGGGCGGAACCCAAAGCAACCATTCAAGCGGCAATGGTAAAGGCCGCGACTTCCCCGTATGCGGGACGTGCCTTGACCCGTATCTTCGTTGAAAGCGGGGGTTACAACGAAGCAATCGTGACCCCGACGAACGCCCTTTGTCCTTTCGGGGCATTGATAGGCGTCAACAACAACGGAATGGGCTTCGGGCCGTATCTAACGTCGCCGACGGCGGGGGGTAAAATCTTGACCGTTCGGGCCCGCGGCTGGATTGTCCAGGGCTTCGAATTCGACGCCCCGACCACGGGAAAGGCGATTGACCTGGACGGCAAAACGTCGGGGGCCAATTGTAGCTATACCGTCATACGGAAGAACCTATTCAACGGCCAAAAGAATTCGACCTTCGGGATAGACTTCCGCGGCGGTTCGACCTTCGTTGACATTGAAGATAATATCTTCTATGACCTATACAACGCGGGCGGACTGGCCCAGGCCATAGCTTGCACAGATAGCGCGACCGACGTCCCGCAATGGGCCAGGGTTCGACGGAACTGGTTCGCCAACAACGACAAGCATTTGTCCTTGAACGGGCTTCGCGGCTTCAAGAATGGCGAAGTCATTGGCAATACGTTTGTCTGGACGGGCAACCTGAAGACGGCGACGGTCCTGGTTGACTTGACGGGGGGTTCGAACAATATGGTTCGCGACAATATCAGCGACCAGGCATGGGACGACATTGACACGACCCTTCTGAAAGCGGGCACGAACGACGTTTGGGGCCCCAACCATTGCAACGAAGGCGTCAAATACGGCGTTCCGACCTAAGTGTAACACCTGGAACCTGGGGGCCCCTGGGGACGACCTGGGGGCCCCTGATAACTGAATAAGGCGGCCCGACCTGGCCGCGATTGAATAACCAAATAAGGGGGGCACAATGACAGTCGAAGCATTATCAGCATTGGGCGTCGAAGTCCATTACCGCCAGTCCATTTCGCCAA